AAACACAGTTTAAAACAACTTTAGGCGACATTGCATCTAAGTCTAGTCTAGCGGGGCGTTATGGCTCTGGTGCTATGGGCAACTTGCAAGACAGGGCTACTGGTGCATTTGGTCAACAGTTGGCTAATACTGCTGGACAGTTGGCTTACCAAAATTACGCTGATGAGAGAGCAAGACAGCAAGCTGCTACGATGGCTGCCCCTGCAATGGCTGGTGCTGATTACCAAGACATTCAGCAAATGTTGCAAGCAGGTCAGTTGCGTGAAGGCTACCAAGGTCAGCAAATTCAGTCTGACATTGCTAAGTTTAACTTCTTGCAAAACCAACCACAACAGAACTTGCAGAACTACCTATCGCTTGTCTATGGCAACCCACTAGGACGAGTAGCTTCTTCTACTACTAGCGGTGCTGCTGACACATCTACTTTACAAAAGTTGTTAGGTACTGCTGCTGTTGGTGGTGGTCTATACAAGAATCTAGGTGGCTCTGCTGGCATTAGCAACTTGTGGAATAGCGGTGCTAATTGGTTAAGTGGTACGCCTAGCATGGGTACTATTGACCCTACTGCATCTGCACTTGGCTCTAATTGGTGGGATTGAACATGGCTGGACTATTAGACATTTTCGGAACAGGCGGTGCAGACACAATGGGTCTGCTCGGTATGTCACCTGCTGACATTCAAAGCAATCGTGACGATGCACAAGCACAAGCCTTGTATGCCCTAGCAGGGCGTTTATTCCAAGGTGGAAATACTGGACAGTCTATTGCTGAAGGTTTGCAACTTGGTCAGAAAGCCTATAAAGGCGGTATGTCTGAGGCTATGCAAAGCCAGTTGCAGAATGTTCAACTGCAAGAATTATTGCGTAAGCGTAAAGAAGATGAAGCAAGGCGTGAACAAGAAAAACAAGTGCGTTTACTTGCACCACAAATCTTTACCACTACAACTACACCAGAACAAGTTACTTACGATGGCGTACCAAGTCAATTCCCTGCTCGTGACGATGAAGGTAACTTAATGCCCGACATGGCTGTAAGACCTGCTCAAACTACACGCACTATTGACACCAATAAATTGCAAGCCTTGGCTATGTTGTCTCCTGACCCACTAACATCTTTAGCAAGCATGGCTAAACTTGTTCCTGACTTGCGTAAAGCAGGGTTTATTGGTGCTAATCAACAAGAAGATAACCCATTTGCTATTTACTTGGCAGACCCTAATTTGCCTAAAAATCTTAAACCAATTGTTCAACAATATTCAAAAACTTGGCAAAATTTAGACCCTGCTGTTGTTGATGCTCGTGTTGCACAAATTGGTCAACAGTTGCAAAAGAATTCTGAGTTTCAACAAGTACAAGCACGAATTGAGGCTCAAGAAAAACAACTTAATGCTTTTAAAGAGCAAGGTCTTGCTCAAACTGCTGCTGCTCAAGCAGTATCACAGCAAATTGCACTTGGCAATCAACAATTGACTCGTATGCTTGCAGAGCAAAAAATTGATGCTGCTAAGAATAAACCCTTGCCAGCAAGTTTGCAAAAATCTGAAGATGAAGATTTGCAAGCCATTAATAGCTACAAAGCTACACAGAAAGAGTTGTTTGCACCAATTAACGCATTGACTCCAGACCCTGTTACTAAGAAGCCAAAGTTAGTTCTTGGCCCTGTTCAAAATCTGCGTTATCAAGCAGCCAACTTAACTGGCGACTCAACAGAAGAAAGTCGTGCTTACGCAGATTTGCAATCAGCAGTAAAAAATGCAGTTAACTTAAAGGTTAGTGCAGAAAAAGGCGTACAGACTGACAAAGATGTGTTGCGATTTGCTGATGCTTTGATTGCTGCTTCTGGTAAAAACGACACTAAAGCAACATTGGACGCATTGAAGAAATTTAATGACTCAATTGCTACTGCACAGGAAAATACAGTCAAACTTATTGAACAGCGCAGAAAGTCTCAGGGTGTAGCACCTTTATTTGGTGATACAGGTAGAAATGTTAATGTGAACTACTAATATGCCATATTCCATAACTACAAAAGACGGAATTACGATTCCAGATATTCCTGATGATGTTGCGCCAGATGCACCAGAATTAAAGGCAATGGTTGAGAGGATTCGTGCAGGTCAAAAGCCTACCGAAAAACCTACGGCTTCTTCTCAACCACAAATGTCTGCTGCTGATGTAGCAGTCAGTGCTGTAAAGAACTTTCCTAGTTCTGTCGGCTCAATGCTTGGTGATATATATCAAGCGGTATCTAGCCCTGTTCAAACAACTAAGGCTGTTTTAGACCTTGGTGCTGGCATCTTGCAAAACGCATTGCCAGAGCGATTTGTGCAAGCTGTAGGTGAAGATAAGGCAAGCCGTGACTTAGCGTCTAAAGTTGGTCAGCACTATGTAGAGCGTTATGGTAGCGTAGAAGGTGCTAAACGAGCATTGGCTACAGACCCTGCTGGTGTTATGGCTGACCTATCTACTGTCCTTACTGGCGGTGCTATGTTGCCTACTAGGGCTGCACCTGCACTAGCTACTGCTGCTCGTGCTGTTGACCCTTTGATGTTAGCTGCTCGTACTACTGGAAAAACACTTGATGTTTTAGGTGGTGCTACTAAGGCTGGTCTTGGATTGCAAACTGGCGTAGGCTCAGAGGCTATTGGTCAGGCTTACCAAGCTGGTAAAACTGGCGGTGAAATGTCTGAATTGTTTAAGGCTAACTTGCGTGGTGAAGTTCCACAATTAGAAGTTCTTGATGCTGCCAAACAAAACCTAGCTGAAATGGCTATTGAAAGACAGCGCATTTATCGTGAGGGCATGAAGAACATTAAGGGCGATAAAACTATTCTTTCGCTTACTGGTGTAGATAACGCTGTCAAGCAAGCCTTAAACAAGATTACTTTTAAAGGTCAAGTTAAGAATGAAGTTGCTTTTGAAAGATTGTCAGAAGCACAAGCTAAAGTAGATGCTTGGAGAAAGCTAGACCCTGCTCAGTTTCATACGCCAGAAGGCTTAGATGCTTTGAAACAGCAGATTGGCGACATTCTTGAGAAGATTCCTTACGAGCAAAAGACTGCTTTAAATTCAGTCAATGAAGTCTATAACGGAATTAAGTCTGAGATTGTTAAACAAGCACCAACTTATTCAAAAACAATGAAGTCGTATTCTGATGCAACAGATACGATTCGTGAGATTGAAAAGGCTTTGTCTCTTAACAATAAAGCATCAGCAGATACAGCAATGCGTAAGTTGCAGTCTTTGATGCGTAACAATGTTAATACAAACTATGGTCAACGATTAAATCTTGCTAAAGAACTTGAGCAAGCTGGTGGCAGACAAATGATGCCAGCATTGGCAGGTCAAGCACTTTCTGAGTGGACTCCAAGAGGCTTGCAAAGGGCTACATCTATTCCTACTGCGTTTTTAGCGCAAGGTGTTGGTGGTTTACCACTTGCAGGTGCATCATTGGCTACTTCATCTCCTCGTTTGATGGGTGAGGCTGCTTTTGGTGCAGGTCGTGTAGCTAAAGGTTTGCTTGACGTACAGAACAGGATGCCAGATATAGACTATCCAACAATGTTCAATTTGTTGTACCAAGCACAACAACCATATCGAATTGACATAAATGGTGTGGGTAACACCAACTAAGGACTAACATGCACCACTTAGTCTATGTCACTACAAATATAGAGAATGGAAAGTTCTATATTGGTAAGCATAGCACCGCAAATTTGAATGACAATTATTGTGGTTCTGGTGTATGGGTGTTAAGAGCAAAGAAAGCAAAAAGGAAACTTTTTACTAGAGTGGTCAAATCTTGCCAAACTGAAGAAGAAGCATATAGACAAGAGTATGAAATCATTGTTAATGCAAAAGAATGTTGGCCTGATTTATGTATGAATATATCTGATGGGGGTGTTGGATTTTCAACATCGTACCCATCAGTTAGAACTGGTGAACTAGCACCTATGTATGGGAAAAAGCATACAGAGGAAGTAAAAAAGCAAATTGCTAAAACAATGTCTTATCGTGCTGGTGAAAACCATCATATGTATGGCAAAAATCACG